GTTGTCTATCGCCGAGATAGCCGATGCGGTTAACTTTTCGCGGCAACTCGTGCGTCATGTCGTGGACCGGCTGCTGTCCCGAAAGGAGATCACGCGCAGGAACACCCATGATAGAGTGACCTTGTTCCGCAAGGTAGGAGAACAGACCCATGTCGAATGATCCGGCATACAAGCCGCTGACAGAAGAGGTGGTGCTAGCTATACTTGCCGCGATGCCTAGGTCGTTGACGCCGGGCGATATGGCTAAGCTGTTCGCGCAGTTTCTGCACTCCTACAACATGATCGAGGAGACGCCGGTGATCTTTGCAGCGACGATCCATGTGCTGGACCATACAAGCGGCATACCCGACAACACCATACACTGAGGGAAACATGACCGAGAACGACCGCATAGTGTGGGAGTACCTGCTCAAGAACCGGCAGGCCAGCGCCGTGAGGGTAGCAGAGGCTACGGGGGTGTCCCTAACCGAAGTAGAATCAATCATCGCGCGCATAGGCTCGCCAAACTGGAGGGAAGAAGTGAGCAAACCACAGCAACAAGCAAGGCTGCGTATTCTGGCCCGCGCCGCAGAGGTGACGGGAGGAGAACGCCAAGACTCCTACGGCCCCGTGAAGCAGAACCTTCAGCGCATCGCCGACTTGTGGACAGCCTATCTGGACCGAGAAACAGTCATCACAGCAGAAGACGCGGCTTGGATGATGGTTCTGCTGAAGATGGCTCGCTCGGACGCGAGCGGCTACCACGAGGACAATTATATCGACGCTGCGGCATACGCCGGGATAGCGGGAGAGTGCCGGGAGAGCGCCCATGCCGATAGCCAGAGAGGTTAAAGAAGTGTTAGGCACCCTGCCTAACACCTTCCATGTCGTGAAGAAGCGCGACCACTACTTCCTGTACGACGGCACCACGCGGGTTGCATGTGTCGGGAATAACGCGTCCTCTGCGCGGGACTACCAAACCAAGATGACGCTGCACAACATACAAAAATATCTGGAGAACAAAGGGGAACGACATGAAGGTGGTAACGCTCGTGCTTGACTATAGACAGATAGTCTGTTTATGATGGCGTATGAGCGCAAAAAACACCCCCGAATCCTTTTGGTCTCGCGTAGCCGTTGGCGATGATGCTTCGTGCTGGGACTGGCAAGGGGCACTAACTAGCTCCGGGTATGGCAACTTGTCTTGGAGTGGTTCGCATGTTCAGGCGCACCGCGTGGCCTACGCACTTACCTATGGTGGAATATCATTGCTGACGGGCTTCAGGCACGAAGGACGCGCAAAGCGGTACCGTAGGTTTGTGCTGCATAAGTGCGACAACCGAAAGTGCTGCAACCCCAAACACTTGTTTTTAGGGTCTATGCGCGCCAACCTGCTCGACGCTTATGCTAAAGGCCGGAAGACGCAGCCAAGAAGCGCGCATGTGAACGCGAAGCTAACCTTAGAGCAAGTGCGAAACATACGCACGACGTATGACGCAGGGTACACTAGGCAAGTTGATCTAGCCGCAAAATACGGGGTTAGCCAGCGGGCTATAAGCCTTATAATAAGGCGGGAAACATACAAAGACGTGGAGGACGGCGTATGAAGTTGATAACATTGGACATGGAAACCTACTATAGCAAGGATTACTCGCTATCTAAAATCACTACCGAAGAGTATGTGCGCGACCCGCGCTTCCAGATCATCGGCGTCGGGGTGAAGGTAGACGACGCACAGACAGAGTGGTTCAGCGGGACGCACCGAGCGATCAAAGACTACCTTGAGAAGTTCGACCTGCCGAACAATGCGGTGCTCGCTCACAACATGCTGTTCGACGGGGCCATCCTGTCTTGGCGGTTGGGTATCAGGCCCAAGGTCTACTTCGACACACTCTGCATGGCGCGCGCTGTCCACGGCGTGGAGAAGAGTGCCAGCTTGAAGGCCCTCGCCGAAAGCTACGGGGTGGGGGAGAAGGGCACCGAAGTACTGAACGCCCTAGGTAAGCGCCGTGCAGACTTCACGGCAGAAGAACTCTCAGCCTACGGGCACTACTGCGTCAATGACGTAGACCTGACCTACGACATCTTCACGAGGATGCTGGCGAGCGGGTTCCCAAAGAAGGAACTCAAGCTGATCGACCTGACGCTGCGGATGTTCACCGACCCGCTGTTGGAACTCGACCGCCCGCACTTGGAGCAGCACCTCGACGCCACCGTAAAGATGAAAGAGCAGCTGCTGGTGGACGCAGGGGTGACGGACAAGGCCGACCTCATGTCCAACCCGAAGTTTGCGCTCATGTTGAACATGCTGGGCGTTACTCCACCTGTGAAGATCAGTCCGACGACCGGCAAGGAGACCTTTGCGTTTGCCAAGAACGACGAGGAGTTCAAGGCGTTAGCCGAGCATGAGGATGTGCGCGTGCAGACGCTGGTCGCCGCACGGCTGGGCAACAAGTCCACGTTAGAGGAGACCCGAACGCAACGGTTCATCGACATCGCCGACCGGGGCAAGTTGCCCGTCCCTGTGCGTTACTATGCCGCGCACACCGGACGCTGGGGAGGTGATGACAAGATCAACCTCCAGAACTTACCATCTAGAGGACCGAACGCTAAGCAGCTGAAGAAGGCGATCATTGCACCGGACGGATACTCTATCGTCGAGGCAGACTCCGCGCAGATTGAAGCCCGCGTGCTGGCGTGGCTGGCAGAACAGAACGATGTTGTCGCGGCGTTCGCGCAGGGCAAGGACGTTTATAAGAAGATGGCGTCTGCCATCTACGGCGTACCGGAAGAGGCGGTAACCAAGGAGCAGCGGTTCGTCGGCAAGACCACGGTGCTCGGTGCGGGCTACGGCATGGGTGGAGACAAGTTCCAAGCCGCGCTCAAGGCGCAGGGCGTAGACCTGCCCGTGGACGAGACCAAGCGCATCATCGGGGTCTACCGGCAGACTAACGACGCCATCAGCGACCTGTGGAAACAGTGTGGGTCCATGCTGCGCTACCTCGTGCGGGGCGATGCGCTAGCGTTTGGGCGTCCCGGCGTTCTGCAGGCGGTGCCGGATGCACCGGGTATATTGCTGCCGTCCGGGTTGATCCTGCGCTACGATGACCTGCAAGAGACCGCCAACGAGAAAGGCGGGGTGGAATATTCCTACCAGACCCGGCAGGGGCGCACTCGTATATACGGCGGCAAGGTCGTGGAGAACGTCTGTCAGGCTATCGCGCGCTGCATCATCGGCGAGCAGATGTTACAGATTGCGAAGAGATACAAAGTTGTGCTAACAGTTCATGACTCAATCGTGTGCTGCGTACCAGACGACGAAGCCCCTGCGGCGAAGGAGTATGTCGAGCAGTGCATGCGCTGGGTGCCTGACTGGGCCGAGGGCCTGCCGGTCAACTGTGAGGCCGGGATCGGTAAGAACTATGGAGAAACGGAATGAGACGGTCCATCTACCTCACGAACGACTTATCTCACACGGTGAGTTTGCTTCATTGCCCACTCTGCGGCGGCTACAACCTGCACCAACGCAATGTAGCGGTGTATACAGGCCTGTGCCCTGATTATAACCACGCTCTTGAGCAGGAAATCATTGTGTTTGAGAACGGGACGGTGGAGACTACGTTTGTTAAACGCGAATATCTCCGAAACCCATCTTCTCGCCGAGATGGTATTCGCATAAGCATGATGTGCGAACATTGCTCGGAGGACCCCGCAAACCCCGAGGGTGCCGTTCCCGACCTGATAATCTACCAACACAAAGGTAGTACCCATATCGAGTGGGATAGCAATAACTTAATACCTAACGATAGCTTTTGTCTCGAGGCTAAGGACGGTTTGTGACATGAGCAAAGCGGGGGCTTGGTCCTTCAGCCGCATCAAAGCGTTCGAGAACTGCCCTAAGCAGTTCTACCATGTGAACGTGTTGCGGCAGTACCCCGTCGCTGAGACGGAGGCCATGCGCTACGGCACCGAGTTCCACAAAGCCTGCGAGGAGTTCATACGGGACGACGTGCCCGTGCCCCCACAGTTCGCGTTCATGGCCGACGCACTTGCTACACTGAAAGCACTGCCGGGGGAGAAGTACTGCGAGTTGAAGCTGGGGTTGAACGCCGACCTCGTGCCGGTGGACTTCTCTACCAAGAGCGTGTGGTTTCGAGGCATCGTCGATCTGCTCATCATCGACGGCAACGCTGCACGGATCATAGACTACAAGACCGGGAAGAGCGCCAAATACGCCGACGCAGGGCAGCTGCAACTGATGGCGCTGGCGGTGTTCAAGCACTTCCCACAGGTGAAGAAGGTGAAGG